ATGAATTAATGTATATTGCTGTATCTCTAAATTGTAACTTTTCTGTGCTAGCTACAAGTATGTCATCTGAAAATTCAAAGTAATCTTCATCTTCCATCCATTTTAAAACACCATCTGATGTTTCACCATCAAATGTAATTGTTATATCTGTTCCTGCAGTGCCTGCACCAAACGTTAAAGTGTTGCCTAATAACTTTGTTACTGGGCCACCTTCACCTGTAGTGCCATCATGTGTGTGTCCAGATGATGCCGCAAAGGCTGATACTAATTGGTCGAATTCATTATTAAAATGTGATGCTTCAATAGTAGCACCCGAAGTAATATCACCCGAACTCTGTCTTGTATATGTATCTCCCATTATCTTCTATCTCCCGGTATAAATTCCATTTCGTAACCTTTTAATTCTAGCGGTGGATTAGTTGATGTATCATCTAATCTTACTGCTACTGTAAAGCCACTGCCCTCTACAGGTTGTCTAACAAGTGATGCACCAGATGAATCATAAACTGCTGTTCCATAAGTTGTTGCCGCTAAATCATAAAGGGCAACACCTGCACCAGTTGTTAAAGAAAACGAACTCGGTTGTGGTGAATTTGGGTCTGCAAAATCATAAACTAATTTAAATGTTGCAGATACGTTTCCTGTATTGTCATAGTTAAATATAACACGTTGCATTTTTTTTCTAATACCCGGGTCTCCCATATGCAAATCTGGAGACCTATAAAAACTATCTATCGTAGCAGTAGTGCTTGCTCTTGTAAGTTCGTTACCTGTTTCTTGTTTGTAAACAAAACCATCATAACCACCATGAACAATTGTTTCTGTGCCACTTATAAAATCTGAGTCACATGCTGATACTTTTATTTGTTTCATATCTGCATACTCAAATCCTAATTGTCCAGTAGCAGGATTTGTTTTTATTACTGCTATTAAACCTTGTGCCGCCTGCTCTGCTTGTGATGTACTCGTAGGAAAAAATAATCTGTATTGAGATTTACTTCTTATTACTAACGAGTTAATATTATGTGTTGTAATATCATCAATACGTTTTTGTACTTGCTTTGATATTGTTCCTAATTCTACGTCACCAATTCTTGCTGTACCTGCAATTGTTCTTAAACCATCTGGTGCTAAGAATACAACATCACCTGCAAGCTCCTGTATACTACCACCATCTATGCAACCAATATTTCTTGTTACAGGTGCTACCGCAAAGTTTGCTAAAGCTGTTCCGGATAATTTAAATATTTTATCTTTTCCAAATATAAATAAATTTTCACGGAAAACTTTAAGTCCAACTATTTCAGTATCTACTTTAATAGTTCCACCACCATTCCCACTAGTAAAGTCATTAGTTTGAAATGGGCCCATAAAACTTATCTCTTGCTCATTAGAACTATGTCCTGCAAAAAATAAATGGTTTTTAAATATTTCTACAAATTTAAAGTTTGATGTTCCAGTTGCATTTACATTAGTTGTACTAAAAGATGCATCTAATATTTGTGGGTTTGATGTTCCTGTTGCAATAACAATTTTTTCTGTGCCATCAAAATTAAATTTTCTAAACTCGTAATTTCTTGTTGGTGTTCCTAAACTTGTAATTGTTGATGTCCAACTACCAGAACCAGAACTACCTCTAACTATTGTTCCGCCTCGTGCCGCTAATACCACGTCATTAAATATTGCAGACATTACAACTCTTTCAGAAGAGCTAGATACTTGTGGAACTATATTTGTATTATACTTTGCTGTTCCTAATATCTTTGAATATCCACCACTAATGTTTGGTTCAAAGTTTTGAAGCTGTAATGCTTCACCGGGTTGCATAGAAAAAACATCTTTGTTTAATACTAACCCGCCCCCTAAACTAACAATAATTGGTTTAGTCTGCGTAGCCATTAGTAAGATAATCCTCCTGCTACACGTCTACCAAAATTAACACGATGGTCTCGCATTGAATCTCGTCTATTAATAACTTCTACTCTTGCACGTCTTACACCACGTTCATATTCTGCATTTGCAAATTGTGATGCTTGTAAGTCTGAACGAAGTATCATTGCGTAATACTTTGCTCTATTTACAACTACGCCATCAAAACGTGCATAATGTAAAGCTGTGTCTGTTGCCGCCGATAAATCACTGTGTGTTTTGTAATACTCGTATGCAACAGTGTAAGTGTCTTGGTCTGGTATAGGACTAAATCCTATTTGATTATCTTGTGTTTTGTAAACATAAACAGGTTTACCATAAACACTTTCATCTTCGTTTAAGTCACGCTCTGCAAACTCTTGTAAGAATCTATCATAAGAAACATACATTAGTTTTGTAGAAGGTGTATCTTCTCTTACACGAATATAATCTACATCTAAATTATTAGATGATGTATTTGCTAAACTAATAAACGTGGTAGATGCAGTTGCATCAAACGATACAGTTTTTGCTAAACCATCACCAGTTTTAGAAACTGTTAATGCTGTTGATGATATTTCTGTGCCACCAGATGATGTACCTATCTTTAGTGTTACAGAACTACCAGATGAGCTTGGGTCTAACACTCGTAAATTAACACGATATGGTCTACCGGATACAGTGCTAATAGACTGTGTTGCTTCAGCACTATTTAATCTTAATCTACCATTACCTGCAGAATTGTAAGCAGGAGTGCCAGATACAGTTGTCCAACTAGTAATATTGCTAGTAAACTCTGTATTTGTAATTAATTCTTTGGGTGTAAGCCTAAATGAATCATAATCCAGTTTTCGGTAAGTAGGGGTGCTTCCGCCGGGTAAATCATATAGTCTCACACCCGTTTGTGTGTCTTGGGTGGTGGACACGTACAACCAAGGCCATTCTAACTCTGCATTATAAAAGTCATTAATGGACTTGTTAATAAAAGTTTTTACTGCTGTCTGTATACCTCTACTACTGCTAAAATTACCAGAAGTTAGCGTAGTTTCATTAATTTCTTGTAAGACATTATTAACTAATGTTAAATATGTTGTTGTCATGACTCCCTTTATATATTATACACTAAATTAGCGTATTGTCAAGAAAATTAGTTATTTACCCTCTTTTCTTTGCTCTTCTTAAAGCTTCTTTTCCTTTCTTGAAAATACTCACGACTTGAGTTTTTCCCATTACTTTTGCTCTCTGTTCTCCTACTGTAAGTATCTGTATTTTACGGGCAAAAGGTTTCTTTATTTTTTTAACTTTAGCTACTGTGGCCCTTGCATCAGCAGGAGTTGCAAACTTTATTTTTACTGTATCTTTAGGATTCTCATCCGTGTACAATCTCCTGCCGCTACCTTTTGGTTTTTTACCTGTACCTTTTTTAGGGTCTGCCACAATTAGCCTCTACAATCGCCACATCCCATGCCGCAATATTCACACATACTTACCTCCTTTTCAACCACTACCTTTTTTTCTTTTTAACGGTTTTTGATTTTGTTTTCTTTTTCTTGCCTCTTAATAAATCTTTATCTGCTTTTCTAGCTCCACCTTTTCCAGTTGCAAAGCTCCGCACACGCCCCGATGCCCATGCATGCTGTGAAACTTTAGGTCTAGACCCTGCTGAAAAATATGCCGCCGCTCCTCTTGAGTAAACTTTACTCAACGTAGATTTAGATATACCACTTGATTTGTGATACTTATCAATAACTGCTTGTTTACTGCTCATCCTTTGCTCCTTTTTTTACTTATAGCTTTCATCATTGCAGGTGTTAGCTTTCCTTCTTTATAAAGTTTAGCTGTTCGTTTTATTTCTGCCTCTCGTGCTTTAGGATTTTTTGCACCTCTAACATACTTAGTAGGTACACCACCTTTAGTTTTTGGAACGGGAGGAAACTTTCTTTTTGCCTTTTTTCTTTTTCTTTTTGCGGGCATCTGGTTTTACCTTTCCTGCTACAGTTAATGCTATAGCAATAATTTGTTTCATAGGTTTCTTACCCTCTTTTTTCATCTTACGAATATTAGAAGATATTGATTTTTGTGACTTACCTTTTTTAAGTGGCATTATCTTTTTCTTGCTGTTTGTTTAGCTCTTTTAAACTGTGCCGCAGTAGGTGCACCTTTAGCACCTTTCTTTCTCATCTTTTCACCACGTTTTCTTTTAGCGTGAATATTAGCATATAAACCTTTTTTCATTTTTTACCTTTCTTTGCTTTGTTACGTTTACTTATAGCTTTTGCTTTTCTACGAGCGTCTTTAGATGAGGATGCTCCCCATTGTCTCAAGGACAATAACTTTCGAGTTGGAACTTTTTTACCTTTTACTATTTTATAATCTGGCCCTTTACTAGCTCCCATTCTGGCTAGAAAACTCGCTCTTCTCGGATTATCTCCCCGTTTGACCGGGGCCTTCAAGTTAAGACCTTCCTTTCTTTTAAAGTAAGCTCTTCCTGCGGCTGTCAAACCACCTTTAGGATTTTTATGTTCTTTTCTCATCTTCTACAACCAGTGCATCTACAATCATTGGTTTTTTATTTTGTATCATATTTTTTAATTGTTGTAGCTCTCTTTGTAATTCAACAATCTTTTCTGAACAGTTACAGGATGATTCATCTTTTATAATTCTTTGTCCTGTACTAGCTTTTGTTTTTTGTCTTAAATCGTGAACTGCCATTTATATTCCTAATTGTATTTGATTAAATCCTTCTATAGGATAAGCATCAACTTCAAAGCATATGGAGTTAAAATGAGCATCATAATCTCCTTGACTATCTGCATATGCTTTAAATTCTTCTACGTACATCTCTGTAGATGTTAAACATGTTTCCATGTCTGGATATAAATATCCTTGATACTTTACCGATGGCCAATTCGGCATTGATGTTATTATTATGGCCATTACTACTTTTATCATTTTATATTTTAAAAGGGGGGCACTAAGGCCCCCTATTATTATTATACTGCTGTATCGTGTTGAGTTGCAGTGTTTAAATCACTTTCCTCAACGCCAGATACGTCACATAGAACTGCAAACACACGGATTTTTCCCGCAGTTGAGTCCGCACTAAGAACTAATACATCAAGAGTATCCGCACTTGCAACTACTGTTCTAGCTGTAGCTGTTGGTGCAGAGAAACCTGTAGCGTTAGTATCTCCATCGACATATCTGTCAACGTCTCCGCCAGTGATACCTAAATCTAAAGTAACACTACTTGATAACGCTGTTAATACTTCGATACCTGCTTCCATAATTAAAGTTTCTGCAGGAATATCTAGTACCTGTAATACATCGTTTTGTGCCGCTCCACTATCACCATTGATAGCAGAGATGTCAATCGTATTTTCTACTAGGTAAGGTCTACGAACTACTGATGGATGACCAGTTGTTCCACCCGGCCCAGTTACATTATATGTTGCCATGGTGTTATCCTCCTTACGCCATTGTCATTAAAGTTCTTACTACCGCTTCTGTACGCAATACTTTTTGTCCATAAACGTGTAATCCTCTAATGATGTCTGCAAAAGAATCTGTATCTCTTACAACTTCTGTTTTCGCAATATGCGAAGCAGTAGCTACTGAAGAGATATGACCAAATAATACTTTAAACTGGTTTGATGTTCCAGTTGCTGTAATAATATCTGTGCCACTTAGATTTAGTGCAGTTGATTTATATAAATTAAAGCCATGTACCGGGCCCGGTAAAACTTTACCATTTAATAATGGTGATTCGTTCATGCCAGTTACCTGTACTTCTAAGAACTTAGAACCTGCTGTCTTTAATACTTCGTATAACTTAGGTGGTGCAACCATCCATCTGCCTTCTTCTGGAACTTCATTGTCGTCTAGAATTCTAGCCGCTTCTGAAATTGCGTTCACTACAGTGTCACCTGCAGATGAACCAGATGGAGTTACAGCAGTACCTGTGTTGATACCTGATGCACCTTGAATTGCTTCTAAGACATCTCTGTCATACTTTCTTTTTAAAGAGTAAGCACCAGAAGAGGTAGCTAACGCTTCAAAGTTTAAGTGTGAGTGTCTTTCTTCAATGTCATCAATTTTAAATGCAAAAGCATTTGCTGTATCTACAGTTAGTGTAAACTGATTGTCATCTAAGTTTTGGGTATTAATAACAGAGCCTCTATTGTAAGAAGATACTGTAATCGTTGGCTCGTTAATGACTCTTACTGTGTCGCCAAAGTTTTCAATTTCGCCGTAGTAGTCTGTGTTAGTTATATCTTCTACAACTGATGACCTACGGAAAAATTTTAAAACTTTTTGACTATATATTTCTGGTACGAAATTACCTTGCGATAAATTTGAGTAACCAGCCGCATTTGAAAATGCCATTTTAGCCTCCCAAAGTTAAGGGTTATTTTGTGTCTCGCACTACACGACCTTCACGCAGTGCGGTGTCTATTTCTTGTTCGACTTTTGCATATTCCCAAGGTTTTAATTTGAGAATTTCAGAAGACTTCCAAACCTTCTTACCGTCTTTGTTTTCTACATTAACATTTTTTGAAGATGTTCTTGTAACTGCATCGGCGGCAGACTTAGACTTGGTTTTTGACTTTGATATACCTGCATCAGCTTTATAAAGGTCTATAACTCTGATTGCCCATTTTGAATCTGTGTTATTTTTAGTTACACCGTCAGCTATAGATGGTGGTTGTGTTTGCAACCAATCTAAAAATTCTGGTGCATCTTTTAACTCAGTAAAATCGGGATGTGCATTTGTCAGTTCTTTATAAGCAGACTGTGTAACAAGTTCAGTTTCACGTTCACGTAATTTACTAATTTCGGATTGTAAACCTTCTACTTGTGCATTTGCTTGCTTATGTGCAACTGTCTCAACCACACCATAAACATCTGGGTACTTATCTTTAAAAGTTTTAAGTTCGTCATCTGTTTTAGTAGGTGTAAACTTTGGTTGTTGAGCGACCTTCAACTTGGCCTCTAACTCTTCAACTTTCTGTTTGTTTTCAGCAAGAGTTCTGTCATAATGATGTTTTAAATCATCATAACGTTTTTTAAAATCATGCTGTGGTTTTTTATCACCACCAGACATAAATCCGGATTGCTCTGGAGTAGCTTCTGTTGAAGTGTCCTGCTCTTCAGTTTTTTGTTCTGGTTCTTCGCTATAAACATCTTTCCGATACTGTCCTTTGTAAGGAGTGGGTTCCGGAACTTGATTTTCGTTATTGTTGACTTCAGTATTATCTTCTGTCTTATTTGCCATTTTTCCTCCTTGTGGGGTCGTAAATACGAGTAGCCACTTTGTCGTTAATTTAGGGGTCACGTTATTGTGAGTTGCCTAACAGCTAACTACCGGCGAGTAGTTAGAAACTCTATTATTTTTTTGGATTTAAGAAAAAGTTAGTTGCTTCTTCAATCTTATCTGATGTGTAGAAAGATAAACTATCTGCACCAGAATCAAATCTTGTTATACCTTCTATTATTACTTTTACATCATCTGGGTTAGTTAAATCAAATGTATCTCTACCTAGTTTATCTGTTAAGTATTTAATAGTGCTATTAACTTCTTCTTCAGTATTTTCACCTATTGGTTTATACTGTTTAACAGCTTCTGCAATGCTGTTGGTTCCATATTTATTTAATGTATGTGGTATTGCCGCTAATCCAAATATTTCATTTTGAAATACTGCAAATCTTCCATCAGCGTATGATTGTCCTTCCACTTTACCCGGAGCATCAGTTCCTACTTCTATATTACCGGGATTAAAAAAAGTTGTAGTAAAAGTTCCACCTTGATTCATCACTTGCGGTCTAAGTATTTCTTCTCCAATTGGCGTTTGTTGTAACACTTGTGCAGTTGGCATTGGTTTTGCAATGTTTACAAAAGCACCCCGTGGTGTTGATAAGATTTCACCGGGAGCACCTGCCGCCGCTAACTTACCTGTAGCAACGTCTGAATCTAAAACACTCCCTACTGCTCCCCCAGACTGACGCATACGAGGGTCGCTAACAAAAGCCTTTTCTGGTATTTGTTCTTTTCTTGCTTCATCTATTTCTTTTACCTCTTCTTTTCCTCTATTATTTATTTTCTTTAATCTATCATATCCTATTTGTTCTGCTAATACTTTTGGTATTATAACTTCGCCATTACTAACTAAAGTATTTATAGCTTTATCTATTTCTTCTGCTGTTGTACCAAAATCAAGTTTAATACCTTTTCTCTGTAACTCTGCTACAGCTTTATTAATCATTTTTTCTATGTCGCTTTTACCTGCTATTTTTACTGCAGGTGCATTAATAACAAAGTCACCCTCGTCTAAACTTCTAGGTACGTCATCAGCAACGCCAGTTTTATCTTTTTGTGGTTCATTTACTAATTCTAAATTATCAGCATCTCTTACATTAGATTGATTAGCTGTTGGCATATCTACAGGGCCACCCTCTTGTAATCCATAAGTAAATCCTTTTCTACCACTGCTATCATACTCGTAACTAGAGCCGGGAGTTTGAACTGTTTGATTGCCTACGACTATAGTTCCGCCTCCGCCTTCATTACCACCACCGCCTTGATTACCACTTGGAGGACTAGGTTCTATACCTATGTTTATTAATGCTTGGTCTAATTTATCTGGTGGTGCAAATTTTATTCCATCACTTTGAACTCCAGTAGATACTTGTTGGCCATCTGGAGTTGTAAATGTTTCTTGTATAGTTTGACCTCCAGATTTTATTTTACTAAAAAGTTTAGAACCTTCTGGTAAAGTGTCTCTAAATTCACTAGAGTAAAAAGTTATGTCTGGTCTTACTTTACCTTGTGCATCATATGTTTTTAAAACATCATCAAGAATTGCAGGTCTATATTTTTTTAAATCACGTAAAGTTTCTTTACTAAAATAATCTCTTTCAACAGCAAAGTTAAAAAACTTATCTACCGCATTTCCGTCTACTCCTGCTTTACCATAGATAGTGTTCATCTGTCTGTATGGGTCAGCAAAAGTTGTTGCCATTTTAGTAAACAATTGTTTACCAGTATAATTTAAATAATCTTTGTCATCACGATATGAACCATCTTCAATATCTTTTATCATTTCAATAGCCGCTTTTTGTTGAGCTCTACCATGTGCAAACCATTGTATTCCTACTGCAGGTAACGCCGCTCCACCAAATATACCTGCTAGCATTGGTTTTACAATTGCACGCATTTCATCAGTATCTTGTAAGCCTAAAGGTTCCCCAGTAGCAGGGTCAAATGATTTCTTTTTTAAACCCATGGCTTCTAACTTAGCTCGTGCTTTATCAAAAAGATTTTTGTTCTTTGGGTTTATCTGAACTTTACCTTGATTAGCTGTGTAATAGCTACTATTCTTAGACGAACTTATTTGACCACTTACACCCTCAACATATTTTAATTTAGGTGTAATATATAATGGGGTATATCCTTCGGTATTACTAACATCTGGAATTGTTCCAACGGTAAAACCAGAAGTAGTTGCCGGTAATGCAACATCTATTTCTAGACCTTTCATTTGAGTTTCGATAGGAACATCTTGATTTGCTATCTCTGTTCCTTTTTTAACAACATTTAAAGAACCTATATCAAACTGTGTTTGCATTTCTGCTAACTTGTTTGCGTTTGCTTTTCTAATTCTTTCTTTTAGTTCCGGTGATAAATTATTAAACTCATCTGGAGTTATTTTTTTCATGTTTTCATTTATCAAACGAAACAGTGCGGCATCATCTTGTGATATACCTGTTGCTAAAAATTCTTCAGCCATTATTTCTCCCTGTTATTCTTTTCAAAATCTTGTACGTTACTCTTCAGCTTGAGGAGGGTTTCCAGTAAAATTGCTTTCCCCTGACTGCGGAACATTTCCTGTTCCGATTGTGCCACCACCAACGCCCGATGGGTCTTCTGGATTTCCGCCTGCAGGTACTCCTCCAGTGCCTCCCATGCCGTCTTGTTGTTGATTAGGGCCTTGAGTTTGCTCGCCAGTTTGTTGTCCAACATTTAAACCTTTCAGCATTTCTGCAAATATCTGTGCATCATTAATATCATTAACCAGACTATCTGGGTCAATATCTTGTGCAATTGCTAACTCCCTAATTAAATTTGGTATCTTAATAAACGGTGCTAACATAGGATTAGCTACTGTTTGTAATAATGCAGTTAGTCTTTGTGACCTAACTTCTTTTTGCATTACACTTGCAACACCGTGTGGTTTAATTTCCAAATCACCAACAACGTCTGGATTGTCTTCATCAAATTGCATGTTCCATTGAAACATTGCTTCACCAAGTGGCTTTAGTAAAAAGTCATCAATATTTTTCATTACTGTTTTTATTGATAGACTTGCACCGCTCAATAACATTGATAATCCAGATGCTGTTCTACCCGTTCCTGTTACACCTGTTTGACCATGCATAACAGACGGTATTCCTGTTTCTTCATCAGCAAGCTGTCTTGCTTGCATATACATTTGTAAATTTTCTCCTGCTGTATTAGGAAACTTTAATCCATTGATAGCTGTTCCTGTGACACCAGATTGTCGTCTAAATATTTTACCCGGAAATATATCCATGTTTTGTCCGGGCACTAGTGATGCTTCATCAACATCAAATACTAAATTACCTGCTAACGCTAAGTTATCTATTGCCATACGAACATGTCCGTTCATAAGCAACTGTGCATCTTCCATGTTTTCTGGAACACCTACACCAAATAATTGATATGGATTTATTTCATATGGTACAGTTTGAAATGGTATTCTTTCTGGAGTAAATGGATTTAATACTGCACGTAAAACTTTACCATTACATATCCATGCGTTTATCTGTACTTCATCTAATGCTGAACTATCACCTGTTTCTAAACCTATTTCAGATGCTAATGAATTATCTAATGTTCCCCAATACTCGTACACTTCGTATCTATCAACATCATAACTACCACTTTGTGTGTCATAAGATTGAATAATATCTTCATAGTATTCAGTAGTGTAATTAGCTCCCATCTCTAAACACTCAGCAATTGCTTCTGGGTCAAAGTATGGATGATTTACTAAATCACGTAAACCATTACGAGTAAACTTATGTCTTTGTATTACATAGTTAGAATCATTCACAGATGTTGCATCTGGGTCTGGAAAGAAATCCCAACAACTTACTGCTTCTAACTTTGGAACTTCTTTGTTGTATGGTGCATACATCTTTTCACCGTTGACCATATCCCAACGATGAACTGTCTTTGCATAATTAAATGGCCCTTTTACGATACCAGTTCCAAGTAATACAGATTCAAATATAGCATGACGTAGAACATTGGTAGCGTTTGTATCTAACAACTGGTCATGTATTAGTTTTTCCATCCTACGTGCTGTTTCATTCGCAGGATGTATCTCTGGCTGATTTGGTATACGACCTTTACCAGATTGTAAATTTGCACCTTGATATTCTGATTCTAATCCACCTAAATTAGCTCCACCTTGAATAGGTGTCGCTTCTAAGGCACCGGGTAGTATTTGATTTCCATCACCCGGAAAACCAACAGAAGAACGTAGCTGTTCCTCTCCCGGTACTCCTAAATGTGCAGTTTCATCAATGCCTTCTGGTATAGGACTTGATGCTACTGTGATAGGAAATCTTTTGTTAGCAAACAATACATCTACTATTTGACCGTATGCGGCCAACACTTTTGTTTTTGTTATCTTTACAAAAACTTTACTTTTCTCTGTACTACGAAATTGTGTAGAAGAATCATAAATACCACGATAGTTTTTAAATGCTTTTAACCATCGTTGTTCATGCGTATAACGAGCCTGCTTAGACTCATTGTACTTTTCTAATACATAACCAACGATGCCCGGAGCATCCTCTGGTGGTAACGTAGACGCTGTATCTTGTGCGTCATCAGCCATTTGTTTTCCTTTTAATAATCTTTATCTTCGCTTGAGTTCATAATAAAAGCATCTACTTGTGCTTTACCTTTACCCTTTTTCCCTGCTTCTAAAATTAATGTTTGATTTGGTTCATTAATTTCTGTAGAGAATTGTGGCTTTTCTTTTGCTACAGCTTTTTCGTTAGCCGGACTTAGATAGCCAGTTTCTTGAGTAGAGTTAAGTATGCTTCCATCTACGGGATTCTTTGCAGTTTTCATTTTTACTCCTTTTGGTTAATATCCGAAAACCATGTCTTCGGGTTGATAAGCCTTTTGCTTAATATCTTTTAATATATCTGGAACAGTAGGTTTGTTTGATTGCCTTGTCATAACCATGTATCTTAGTGCATCATATGCATGGTCTTCAGCTTTTGTATCTACATCTTCTGTGTTTAACTTTGATGTAGGTATATTACCTAAAGTTCTAATTAAATTCGTACAAGTCTCAAATATGTATAACGATGGTTTACCATTATCGAGAGACAAACGTCTGTGTATTTCCATTTTACCTGCAAGTCTATTTCTATCTGAAGGTGTCCATCGAACGCCATTACGCATCATTGTTTCTGCTATGCTCATTCCATGTCCTGTTTTATTCCAACAACTTGCATCTAAAACAGAAGTGCTTGGTGGTCTATCATTACGCTCCATCTGTAATACTACCCTAGCTAATGATTCACCAGTATACTGTTTACCGTATAACTCACGATAAATAATTAAGTTTCCATCCCAATCTACAGCACCCCATAAAACACATGAAGGTGATGCAAAACCATAGTCAGCCGCTCTTAATCTTGGCCACGATGGTGCTATATCAAAAGGTTTTACAATATGTAATGACCTTTCAAACTCTGGAAATGCCGCTCCCTCTGCAACATCCCAATCACCATCTAAAAGTCTTTTACGTTCTATTTCTGGTAAAGAACGTAGCATGGCTTCGTACTGACCATCCTGCATTAGGTATGGGTTGTCTGTTAATCTTGCCGGTATAAACTTACGCAAGAATAAAGGTTGCCCTGCCTTTTCATGTCCTACAGGCCACAGGTAAGATTGTTTCGTTTCTATATCCTGTGCAGGAAATGGTTCGTCTGGCGGTGCAGGGTCAATATACATTTTCTTGACCCACCATCCTCCGACACCGCCGGGGTTAGCTGTGCACCGCATGTATGCTTTTATTAATGGATTTGTTGTCCTTAATCGGGAACGCAAATATTCCCAGACATACGGGGTAGGATAATGCGTTATTTCATCAACACCAATCCATGTAAAAGATTGACCTTGATA